TATTGCGGCTGAGCATTTGGATCTAGTGCTGGATTAGCAGCAATAGCTTTGGCCTGGGCCGCAGCTTCTTTATCCATTTGCTTAACCATATCATCAGTCTCTTCTGATGAAAGTTTCAGCATGTTTCTCATGACATATTCTCTAGAGAAATACTTACCAGAATAAACGTCGGCAATCTGAACATTCTGTAAACGTTCGCGGAGCATGTCCGATTCTTTAAGTTCGGCAAAGAAGTTATCCTTGGCGTACCGGAACCGAAGATTTTCTTTAATCAGAGCCCAATCTTCCAGAGTAGTAATACCCTTTAGAAGTAGTTGAGTCTTAAGTAAGTCTAAGAAAAGATTGTTGAATCGAAGACGAAGTTTAGAAATAAATTTTGCAAACTTAATTTCATCCCGAGTAATTTCGTTTGATCTACCAATATTAAATGAACCCTGTCCTTGTTGGAGGCGAGTCATCGGAATATTTAGTGACTGATAAAGTTTCTGTTGGAAGTACTGAGTATTCTCAATAGAACCCAAAGAATTTTTAGTAAAGACACCACATGCTAATGCAAATGTGTGATAATTATGGAATTCTTCTTTGCCATCAATAGTTAGAGTACCAACTTCAATTGGCTCATCTAAATATTCAATCTTTACTAATCTATGATTATGAAGGACACATTTCTTTCTAAAATCATGCCAATCTTTATATCCAAAATTTCTAACACCTTTTCTTAGAACCGATGTTGTAAACTGAGTTTTATTAAACTGAGAGGTTTTATCTTTGTTAAGCTGTATGAATTCGTTAACTAAAATTTCATCTTGGTTTAACAATTCTACAACTTCTTCTATTGTGATTTGGTGTGTTGTTTTACCTTTAATCAGATCAATAACACCTTTAACTATGAAATCACTAAGTTCTGATTTTTGTTTCTTTTTATATTTAGCTTTGTGTTCTTCTTTAACCCACATAATTGGGTTATTCTTTTTAGCTCGTTCGGATGCTTCAGTCTTTCTATCAACATCATCCCAAGCTGCAATGTTTTTTGAATTCCAATTTGAATGGAAGATTGGATCTTTCAACATTTCTATGAAAATTGCATTTCCGATAGCAAAATTGGTAATAGATGTCAAATCTCTTTTTGTTCTTTCTTCATCAGTTAAAGAATCTATATACTGTCTAATTTCCACAGATACGGAATCACAATAGTTTTTATATTCTTCATCCGTAAGAGAATTCATCCATTCCATTCTCTTAGCTTTTAGATTATCTAAATATTCTTGATATTTTTCTGGTTCAAATTCTTTTTGTATCTGAAGTTTTGCCTGCATTGCTTTACCACCAAGCACACAAGCTTCTTTAGAGAAAGAAAAATGGGCATGTAACTGCTGATGATCTTTCCAAGACATAAAACAGAGATTTTCTGGAGAATTATTGTATCTGTCGAAATCTTTATGATGGATTATAGATTTTCTTAGATCCGCGTTTTCTTCATTAAAAACAAAATCTTCACAAACGGAATTTTTTAAATCGTGTGCTACTAACCTATGAGTGTAAACCCATTCTTTTGTAGCATTATCAAAAACCTGTGTATAATCTTTCTTTTTAAATTCAGAAATATCTATAGTTTTTGTATAGATCGGAATCATACTTTCATTTAAAACTAAATCCTTAGCTTCTACAAAACCTCTATTATAGATAGGAAATTTGTGATCTGGAGTACAGACCAAGCTTTCACCATTATCAAAAGTTAATTTCATTACTTTTGCAGATTTTCGAGTCACACCAGCCCACGTAATGAGACCAGGTATAATCTTTCCGGTCTCTGGATGGCAAGAGTAAGTCCATAGAGTTTTACCAGAAAGCATTTCATCTCTAATTTCAGAAATAGATAAATCTCGGCCGTCGAGAAGTTTTACCTTGGTGTCTATAGCCAAGCAGCCGGCACCGTCCAGAGTAGTAATTTCCGTGCCCTTACCACCAGTAGTACGTGGGAGGAAGAAATCCTCTAGAATAGATTGATGATTCTTAGCATCCTTAACTGTGCCAGTATTGACGTCATATACCTGTTTGTTCTTATACCGAGCCATCACATCTTTGATGTACTGTTCAGCCTTGGTACGAGCCATACCAGAAGTATCAATGTAGAATATTCTACGTTGTGGAGCTCGAGTTAACCGATAGATAACATCTGAATCTTCCATCATACGAAGTTGATTCAGAGGACGAATCGACTTATGAAGATAAGACAGAGTAAGGTTAGAATTTCTATCAACCAAACCAGAAGTTATGTATGCAATAGATTCTGGTGCAATTTTAATACCAGTCTTCTGGTCACCTTGTTGTCCGGTGACAGAACTCTTTTGAGTTTCGGCATATACATAATAATCGGACTGACCAGTTACTAAGGAAATACCAGATTTGGGATCAACTTCTTTCTTGATCTCAATAATTCTTTTCAGTTTTGCTACATCGATTTGCCGAAGTTCTTTAATGCCTTCTTTGGCTTTATCTTTATCAATGATCTTATGGAATGCACAACGACCATCTATATACCAATTCCGAGCAATATCTGGACCAATAGCCTCAAACTTTAATAGATTAAGAATATTCTTAAATTCATCTGTGATTGCTTCTTTGGTCTTTTTGGAATATTTTTCATCGAATTCTTGAGCATAGTCAATTTCGACCAGAGGTTCATTCTCATCAATGATCATGAGTTCATCTACGATTTCAGAAATAGCTATATCTATATCAGAAACAAGTGAAATTTCACGATACTTGGCAATTAATTCAGTTTCATTTCTAATCGAAGAAGGATCTAGATCGATAGAGTATGAATTAAAGCCAGCACCAGAACCCGATGCTACCTCAATACCACCCTCAATATCTGTGGCGGCTACAAAAGATTTGGTTTCAACATCTTTGCTTTTGCTTTTAGTGATGTTGAATCCAAATAAACTCAATCCATTAGATTCATTATTATTTGACATTTACAGACTTAAAAAATTTCCGTATCACCAGTATCGACAGTCCAGTAGTCGACAGAGAATTCAACATTAAAGTCTTCGATTTGAGTAATCGCGCCGAAGTCAAGATTGATATCAGAAAGATTTTGTGGCCAGCAGTTGTGGAATGTATATGTTCTAAGTTCCACTTCATTTCTATCCAACTGAACTACTTGCATATCTACGGCATAATCCGTAGGTCTTACAAAGCCATTGGTTGCACCGTGTTCTAGAACTAGACTTGACCAAAGTTCAAGTTGTTTCCGAATTAGGAAGTTTGAATCATTAAGAATTCTAACTTGCCAATTTTGGAACTGACGTTCACCCGCAATTTTGATATTGCGGCCACGATAAGGTACTTCAATCGGCTGGATTGAAGATGCAGGCAACGAAGTTGCCGAACACATAAACACACCAGCAGTTGCTGCCGAAGTGTCTAGACCTAGAACCGATGGGAAAGCCAGATTTACTCTGAATTGCGTAGGGCGTGCACCACCCTGTGTTAAGAATGCACGGAAGTCATCTATACGAGCCATTTTCTATCCTTTAGTTGTTTGTATATTTAAACACCGGCTGCGATGTCAAATGAAACATTTGGACCAACAGCAACGAAGTTAAGAGTAATGAAGTTGATCGAATAGTTTGGTTTGATCAAAATAGTACCGACAAAGTTGTTTGTTGCAACTACCTGAGGTGTGTTATTTGTTTCATCGCAAATTACTTTGTATTCCTGCATACCACGACGACCTTTAACGTCACGGAGGAATGGTTCGACGGAAGCAACAAACTGTAATCTAGTGATTGCATCATTGATTTCAAACAATTGAAATTTAGCAGAATTCTGGATTGATCTTTCAAGAATCAAGAATAATCTACGAACATTGATACGATCAAATGCCGATGGCTTGAGAGTAGCAGTCTTATCACCAAACAAGATTGTACCTTGACCGACTTGGTTGATCACTGGGTTAATCGCATATGGATAAAGTTGATCGCGTTCTGCTTGGGTTGGATTCCAAGACAATTTAACGGCTCCCTTGATTTGACCCTTAACCATACCAGCTGGTGAGAACCATGTATCATTTGTTGCATCAACACGGGCGCAAAGACCCGCGATATCTGCATTCAAAGCAATCCAACGGTACTTGTCATTGTATTTGTCATACATGTACTTGTAACCAGAATCAATCACAGCATAAGAAGAATTGAAGGTTTTGAATGCCTTAGCATCGACAATACGAGTAGAGCTTGAACCAAGAATTGGTTCGGTAGGAAGAGTCGTTGATGCAGTGATCGAAGTAAATGCCACACAGTCTTTGCGGACATCGGCAATGTTCTGAACAATATACGCTGCAAGAGCAATAGTAGCGTTACCAGAAACTAGAAGAGAAACATTATATGTTTGTGTATCTAAGAATAGATCCCAACCAAGTTGCAATTCTGCTTCCGTTGGTGCGGAATCAACACCACCAGACAATGTGAAATCAAAGTCATAAGAAGTTCTGATTGCAGAGCCCTGTACTGTAGCCGTTCCTGGATTTGTTGCCAAAGCATAAGTAGTTTCAGTAGTTGTGCTCGAAACTACAGTAAACGTACCGTTATATCCAACTGGGGCCGTGCCGGAAACAGTGATTTGTTCACCAGCAAGATATGGTGCTGAACCTAGGGCAGTATATGTCAATGTTACTGTACCAGCAGACCATGTCGTAGCCGTAGGTGTTACTGTTACAGCAGTTTCCGTTAGGCTGGTGAAAGTAGTATTTACAACTGTATTTCCCCAGTTCGTACCATCTGCATCATGAGCGGTCCAGTAAACATACTGAGAACGGTTAGTCAAAACATCTTTATAGTAGTTGTTTGTACCTTGGTATGAAATTGCATCAGAACCCTTAGAAAGGAATTCATATTTTTCAAGGACAGTACCTGGAGTACCAGTAAATTTACCCAAACCGTCAATAACGATAACGTGAATTTCATCATTAAGTCCGCCTCTAGCAGCTGCATATTCCGAAGTGGCCGGGGCAGCAGAGAAGTTTGATCTATAAAACCATGTGGCAAATGTACCTGAATCTGCAATAGAAACTTTAAGACCACTTCCTTTTGTACCAGCATATCTAGCAGCAAACGTTCCAGCAGAAGATGTAGTAACTGTCTGATAATCTTCTGCATTCTTAATAAGAATACCAGTACCAGAAACAGTAGCATTTTTAGCTAAAGTACCGACTGCACGGTTAACATACATTGCATTGGTATATGTTAAAAAGTTAGCAGCAGCATAAAAGTGCGCGAATGTAGAAGCATCCGGAGTACCAAATGTGTTAACTAAAACACCTTCGTCTGAGATCAGCATCGGTTGCATTACTGGACCCCAATTATAGGCTCCAACATAAGCACCAACTGTTGTTGATAGCCCGACTGTGACAGCGGAAGCATCTTTTTCTACTACTTGTACGCCTGGGGATTGTTGATAAATTGCCATATTTTGCTCCGATTAAAATTCGATACCTATTATTTAATTCAAATAAATTCGTGTACATCTCTGTCACGTTTCTTCTTTTTCAGTGTTTGCACTCGTTTGAACACATTTGCCGGTTTAATTGGAAGCTTTGGTGCTTCAACTCCAGCTGTTACGTTGGTTGGTGCAGCCACCGGACCATCTTCTTTAATTTGTTCTTGTTTCATAATTGTTCTAACTTATTTAATAAATTTAGATCTACACATTCACGGTTATCAGTCATTTTAAGAAAATACATGATAGTTTCTGCAAATATTTTATTTTCTTCAAAAATCTTATATCTGATTAGTGTAATAGAATCTTCACAAAAACAATTGTGGAGAATTACGATGTGGTTTACACATGTTCTTAATTTAACATCATCTTTATCTTTAGCATACTTCAATAGCATTATGTTTAGATACCCGAACCGTTTAAGATCTGCGTCAAATTCGGTCGTTGAGATAATCTTAGGATTATCATATGATTTAAACGCCACCTGAAGAAAATGCGAATCAGACAGAATCATTAAACTTGAGTCATACCAAATGCAGATAACACATTCCATTTAGCATTAAGCCAAATGAGACTAATTGTAGCTCCTGCAGCAGCAAACGTAAATGAAATGCCCGCGCCTGTCACGGAACCAGCATCGGTAGAAACCAAAGTGATTTTTGCACCATTAGTCCCTGCAGGAACTGTGCATGCACCAGAAATACTCACTACATCAAATGAAAGCGATACAGCCGTGGCAGTAGTTACTCCCATAAGTGGTAAGTTAGTTAACGACTTAAGCTGTCCAAGTGTTGCTGATTTATTTGCACCAGATTGGACAATTGGGACAATATTGACTAGGGCAACGGTAGTCGCCGGGATAAACGCCGAGATTTTTGTATCAGCCATTATTCACCAATAACTTTAGCATCATCAGGAATATCAAATTCAACTACTTCACCAAGAAGTTTTTGTTTCTTCTTTGGCTTTTTGATAGTTTCTTCCTTGACTTGAACTGGAGCCACTTCTACTTTCACTTCTTCTTGAACTTGCATAATAACTTCCTCTTGGATTACAACTGGAACTTCAACTGGAGCCGAAGAAGCATCTTCTGCATCAATTTTAGACTTAAGTCCGCGGTGGGAAACTAAAAGTTCACCATTGAGAGAATTAACCCAACCCTGTTCCGTTGCTACAGCAGTTGGACACCAGCGTGGTTTTGTTTTTAGATATGTTGACATAATTTTACCTTCTTAATTAGGCTTGGCGCCTTTTGCAATAATTTTAACGATGGCATCAATAGATGTTTTATTACCCATCATTTTCTTGGCT